TTCAGCAATCTCAACCAGCAGGTTGCGGCGCAGGCCCCGCAGCAGCAGCAGCAGGCCATGTCGCAGCAGGCCCCCTACGGAGCCTACCAGCGCATGGATGCGCAGGCGACGGGGCAGGCCCCCAGCGACGCCTACCAGCGCATGATGGCGCAGGCGTTGAACGGCAAGACCGAAGAAGAGATGTTCCCGACGATCCCGAAGGTCGCGGCGCCCGCACCCGCCGTTGCGCCACCGCCGGCAGCCGCCGAGGCAATGCCGTACTACCAGACGAACTACGGGCCCTCACCGACCGAGATACTGGGCGGCGACGGTAGCAGCAGCGGCGCCGCAGACGGCGGCGGCGGCACCGGCGGGGCTGGTGCTGCGGGGGCCGACGGCTCTGGCGGCGACGGCGGTGCCAGCAGTTCCGGAGGTGGCAGCGCGTATAGATACGGCGGGCAAACGATTTTCCGGCGCAACGGCGTGAAGAAGTCCAACATCGTCGAGCGTGCGCTCGCGGTAACACGGAGAAAATAAATGAGTGAGATGTCGAAGGCCGCACGCGCGGCCATGAAGGCCAAGGCCTCCCGCATGGGCGGCAAGGGCGATCCGAAGACCAAGGTCGACGCGTCGAGCTGGTCGCCGCCCGAGATGATGAACACCGACATGAAGACGGGCATGCGCCCGCTCTCGCGTCGCGCCTTCCGCAAGGGCGGTAAGGTCGTCGAGATGTGCGGGGGCGGCCCTGCCGCCATGCGCGCCGACCGCAAGCAGCGCAAGGCCGGCGGCCGCTCGCTGGTGACGGACCTGATCAACCGCAACGACAAGAAGGCGAACCTCGCACGCGAGGGTGGCGACGCCCACGTCGGCGGCTATGCCAAGGGCGGCGACGTCGAGCAGGACAAGAAGCTCGTGAAGAAGGCCTTGCGCCAGCACGCCAAGAACCTGCACCACGGCGCGAAGGAAGACATCAAGCTGAAGAAGGGCGGCCGCGCCCACAAGGAAGGCGGCGGCCTGCTGGAGGCTCTCTCCCCCGTGATGCTCGCCAAGAAGCTCATCGAGGGTAAGAAGAGCGGCGGCCGCACCAAGAAGGCCAGCGGCGGCGCACCACCGCCTGCAGACAGCGCCTCCGAGCCCAAGTACGAAGACTGGAAGAAGCTGCAGACGGGCAAAGGCCCCGCCGAGGGTCAGGGCGACAAGACGAGCCCGCCGGGCGGCACGATGATGCCCAAGAAGGCCAAGGGCGGCGGCACCTACTACGGCGGCACCCGCCCCACCGGCGGCCGCATGCCGAAGGCCGGCGGCGGTGGCGCTGACGACGAAGGATACTTTTCGGGCGCGTCCGCTCGCGCGTCGGATAAACACATGATCCGCGCGCTGAAAGAGCACGGCATGAAGCACAAATACAAAGACGGCGTGCTTCACGCCATCAGCGAAGCCACTGACAAGGACGGCAAGCCCTTCAGCGAGGAAGTGCCCATCGGCAACAGCACGAAGAAGCTGCGCGATCTCCTTGGCTACGAGAAGGGCGGCCGTGTTGAGCGCAAGCGCGGCGGCCGCGCCAAGGGCAAGACCAACATCGTCATCTCGATCAACGCCGGAAAGCCCGACGATCAGCAGGCGATGATGCCGAAGGCGCCGACGCTGCCGCCGATGCCGCCTCCGCCCATCGTGCCCCCGGGCATGGGCGCTGGCCCGCCCCCGCCGATGCCGATGCCTCCTCCCGGCCCGCCGCCGGGTCTGGGCGGCCCGCCGGGCATGCCGCCGATGCCGCGCAAGAGCGGCGGCCGCGCCGCCTACAAATCCTTCAAGGACATGGACGCAGGTGCCCTGAGCGGCATGGGCAGGCTGGAGAAGACCGAGATCGAACACGGCAAGCGTGTGGGGCGCCTCTCGGGCGGCCGCGCGCGCTCCTACAAGGACATGGACGCGGGCGCTCTGGGCGGCATGGGCCGCATCGAGAAGATCGCGATCCAGAAGCACAAGAGGTAATCGCTGGCCGGCGACCGGGACGCTGCGACGGCTCCTCACGGCGCAGCGTCCCACCTTCGGCCACTGGGAGGAGCCAGTGAAATTCGACACGAGACTGGGCCGCAAGTTCAACGAGCTTGCCGCCGAACGCATGACCGTCATCACGCACAACGTGATGAACGGGACGATGACCGAGCGTGAGTACGCTCGTGAAACCGGGCGCTTCCAAGGCCTCCGCGAGGCGCTCGACATCTACGAGGAAGCGGAGGCGATCACTAAAGGCGCAGAGAGGAGCTGACATGCCGCAAATGGCTATGAAACACGAGGTCGACCCGAAGAAGGAACTGCTCGCCACGCTTGGCGACACGTCCGGTGTCGACGTCTTCAACAACGCGGTTCTGGTCGCGATCTACGTGCGGCCCAACCGGACCAAGTCGGGTATCTACCTGACGGACAACTACACTTCCGAGGACCGCATTCAGGGTAAGGCGGGTCTCGTCGTGAAGAAGGGCCCGAGGGCCTTCGTCGACGACCGTGGGGAGTGGTTCGTCGACGCTGCCATCAACGAAGGTGACTGGGTCATCTTCCGCCCCAGCGATGGCTGGGCGATCAACGTCAACGGCGTCGCCTGCAGACTGATCGACGACACGGCGATCAGGGGCAAGGTCGACCAGCCCGACCGGGTGTGGTGAGGACAGCATGAGCATCGAAAACGAAGAGATCGTCATCGAGGAAGAGACGCAGCCGAAGGAAGTCACGCTCGACGAAGGCGTCGACGACCTGAAGCAGCGGCTGGCCGCGGCCGAGGCCCGTGCCAAGGCCGCCGAGGAGGCGCGTCACAGCGCCGAGCTGGAGGCACACGAGGCACGTGGCACGGTGCAGGAGACCAACCTGCAGCTCGTGTCCAACGCCATCGACACGCTCCGCCAGAGCAACGAGATCGCCAAGGCCAACTACAAGGCGGCCATGTCGAACGGCGACTACGACGCCGCCGCCGGCTATCAGGAGGACATGTCGACCCACGCCGCCAAGCTCCTGCAGCTCGAACAGGGCAAGCAGGCGCTGGAGAACACACCGGCGCCCGTCATGCCGGTGTCGCGGCCTTCGGACCCCGTCGAGGCGTTTGCGGTGCAGCTCTCGCCGCGTTCGGCCGACTGGGTCCGCAAACATCCCCAGTTCGTCAGCGACCCGCGCCTGAACCAGAAGATGATCGCGGCGCACAATCTGGCCGTGGCCGACGGCCACGCCGCCGACAGCGACGAGTACTTCGATGCTGTCGAAAGCGTGCTGGGGGTCCGCAAGGCCCCCGCGAACGACGAGGCGCTGTCGACTGCCTCAAGGCGCTCGACACCGCCGCCCGCTGCGCCGGTATCCCGCGAGACGCGGGGCGGCAACGTGGTCCGCCTCTCTGGCGAAGAGCGTGAGATGGCTGCGATGATGAAGATGACCCCCGAGGAGTACGCGAAGAACAAGGTCGCGCTCAAGAAGGAAGGACGGTTGAACTGATGGACACGCTGCCCCAGACCGCCGGCCGCCGCCGCCGCGCGCGCCGCCCCGAAGAGACGGAAGAGACGGTCCTCGACACGTCTCCGCGCCCCGACATGCGGCCCCCGCTGCGTGACGACGACCCTCGCGCCGCCGCCGCACGGCGCGAGGCCGAGATCCTCGGTCACCTCGGTGACATGAACGAGGGAACGGATGAGTTCTACTTCTCACCCGACATGGTTCCCGATGGATGGACCTACGAGTGGAAGCGCCGCACGATCATGGGGCAGGAGGATCCTGCCTATCAGGTCGCGCTCGCCCGCACCGGCTGGGAAGCAGTCCCCGCCCGGCGCCACCCGGAGATGATGCCCGTCAACTGGAAGGGCGACACCATCGAGCGCAAGGGTCAGGTTCTGATGCAGCGCCCGAAGGCGATCACGGATCGCATCGAGGAGATGGACCGACACCGGGCGCGCAACCAGATCAGGGCGAAGGAGCAGCAGCTCAACGCGGCTCCTCCGGGCACGATGGAGGCTGAGTTCTCCGACGCGCGCACGCGCCCCGTCATCAAGAAGAGCTTCGAGGCGATCCCGATCCCGAAAGACGCATAGGGGTCCGTCTCTCAGTCTGAGGGGGCCTTCGGGCCCCCTTTTTCTTGACATCCTGTCAAGTTGAAGACCGCCGCCGTCTTGGCGCATTATATCCACTGCCTCCCCGGTGCGAGGCTTTGACTTTCACGGATCTTGCGACGTCTCGGGACGCCTGCGGACCTTCCTTAAAAAGGAGTTTCCGATATGGCGAACACGAATACGCCTTTCGGTTTCCGCCAGTACTACGGCGGCTCGGGCGGTGCGCCGACTTTCGCGCAGTCGACCCGTCTGATTGCGTCCACCGACACCACCCCTGTCTACACCGGCGACCCGGTCATGCCGGTCATCTCGACCGCGAATGGCTACATCACGCAGGCCGCGGCCGGCACCACCACGCTCGCCGGCATCTTCGTCGGCTGCAAGTACACCTCGGTGTCGCAGAAGCGCACCGTGTGGAACAGCTACTGGCCCGGCAGCGATGCCTCGGGTGACGTCGAAGCCTACGTCATCGACGACCCGAACGCGCAGTTCGAGGTCATGGGTGCCAGCACGACCTTCAACATCACGGGCACGCTGACCACGGTCACCAGCTCGAAGGTCGGCCAGTATGCCCAGTTCGCCATCGGCACGGGCAACTCCAGCACCGGCCAGTCCGGCGCATACCTCGACTCCGCCAACACCACGGTGACCTTCCCGTTCATCGTGCGTGGCCTGATCGCTGCCCCGCCGGGCGGCCCCGGTGCTGACCCGACCACGGCCTACAACAAGGTCATCGTCGGCTTCAACAACGAATGGCTGCGCTCGAACGGCGCCGGCCCCACCGGCATCAGCTAAGGAGTAATGACCAATGGCTGTTAATCTTTCCGCCATCAAGGACTTGCTCCTCCCCGGCCTGCGTGGCGTCGAGGGCAAGTACGAGATGATCCCGTCTCAGTACGACAAGATCTTCACCAAGCACGATTCGAAGATGGCGCTCGAACGCACCGCCGAGATGCGGTACCTCGGGCTCGCCCAGCTGAAGACCGAAGGCGGCCAGACTGCCTTCGACAACGGCGCCGGCGAACGCTTCGTCTACAATCAGGAGCACACGGAAATCGCCCTCGGCTACGCGATCACTCGCAAGGCCATCGACGACAACCTGTACAAGACGCAGTTCCACCCGTCGAACCTCGGTCTGATCGAGAGCTTCCAGCAGACCAAGGAGATCTACGGCGCGAACATCCTGAACACGGCGACCACCTACAACGCCTCCATCGGCGGTGACGGCAAGGCGCTCTGCGCCACCGACCATCCCATCGACGGCGGCACGGTCGCCAACAAGCCGGCCATTCAGGTCGACCTGAACGAGGCGTCGCTGCTGAACTCGATGATCGCGGTTCGGACGAACTTCAAGGATCAGGCGGGCCTCAAGGTCTTCGCCCGCGCCCGGAAGCTCATCGTTCCGCCGCAGCTGGAGCCGGTCGCCATCCGACTGACCAAGACCGAGCTGCGCCCCGGCACGGCCGACAACGACGTCAACGCGATCATGTCCACCGCGGGCGGCCTGCCCGAGGGCTACATGGTCAACGACTTCCTGACGTCGGCCTACTCGTGGTTCCTGATGACCAACATCGACGGGCTCTCCTACATGGAGCGCATCAAGTTCGAGACGGACATGCAGGTGGACTTCGTCACCGACAACCTGCTGGTGAAGGGCTACGAACGGTATTCGTTCGGCTACTACAATTTTCGTTCAATCTTCGGGAGTTTTCCAACGGCTTGATTTTAAAGGGTTTTCAGGACTCTTTCCAATCAGGTTTGCAGACAGCCGCCGTTCCAGTGTAGGGTTCATACCCCGCACTGGAGGAGCA